GAACTGTGCAGTCTGGCCAGTGCCTGTGCAGGGAGGGAATGCTGAAACTGTCCTGCGCCCGGAGAAGGTCCTGTCAAAGTGCTTTCGGACAGGGGTTCGACTCCCCTCAGCTCCACCATCAAAAGGGTACGAAAAAGATGTACCCGGCAGAAAGCCCGATTTTATCGGGCTTTTTTGTTGCCCAAAGGCCGTTTTTCGAAGTTTCAAAATCGTAGATGAAAAAACGGCGTTTTCCCTTTGAAGATAGATACGAACCCAAGTAACAACCGAATATAGAACAAGGACGGCAGATAGTCACAGACGCTACCTGCCGATTTTTGTTGCCCTCGGAGCCAATCGTTTTGAAAAGAAACGGTTGGCTCTTTTTTTATTTCACAGACAAGGAGCAAGACAATGATCTTTTCAGATTCACCCCAGCAAAGAGCGTTGGAACGGATGATGACAGCCGTTCCAAGATTTCGGCCCAAAGGAGGCGGCATAATGGTGCTTCACCATTTCGAGTACACGGCAGAGATGTGCGACTGCCGGTACTGCCCATATTACCGCGGAAAAAGAAAATGCACAGCCAGCCGAAATACTACGTCGAGAACAATCATCCCGCAATCATCGACTCCGCAACCTTCGGCAGAGTGCAGGAGGAAATGGCAAGACGGTGCGGAAAGCGAAAGGTCAAGCAGGTCGGCACGAAAACCGAACAAGGCCGATACTCCAGCAAATACGCACTAACAGAGCTTCTGATCTGCGGAGAATGCGGAACGCCATATCGCAGATGCACCTGGGCAGCCAACGGCAAGAAAAAGGTTGTATGGCGCTGCATCAACCGACTTGACTATGGTAAAAAATACTGCCACTACTCCCCGAGCATTGAGGAAAGCGTCCTGCAGGAAGCCATCATGAAAGCGGTGATGCAAACCGCAAAGCAGAATGCCGAAGTGCTCAAAACGCTGAAGCTCCATATCGGCATGGGCTTATCAGCGGGAACAACCGAGGACAACAGCCTTGACCTTCAGATCAGAATTGCAGAAATCGAGGCAGAATTCCAAAAGATGCTCAAAGCCATCGCTGCCGATAATGTCGAAGCCTTCGACGAGGAAAAAGCAAAGGCTCTCATGGATGAAAAAGCAAAACTGCAGATTCAACTTGACCGCATTGCTGATACAAAGCAAAAGCGTGAAAATGCAAAATCCAGACTCGATGAGATCTTCACGATTATAGAAGCCCTTGCGAATCACCCAATCAGCTATGATGATCAGATCGTAAGGCAGATTCTCGAAAGCGTGATCGTCGAATCCAAGGAGAAGATCAAGGTGGTCTTCGTTGGCGGCCTCGAAGTCACTCAAACCATATGAATTTCTCATAAACCTCTGTTACACGGAATAAAAAAGCCGGACGAAATCGCCCAGCGGGGTAGTAGCACACAAAATCCTCTCTATGAGTGATGATATATTAAAACGCTTCCAATAAGTCCGTTTGAACAGCGTTTTTCTCATAATTCGCGTTGATACCAGAATCAATTTTGCGCATAGTACTTGACACTACCAGGATATAAAGCACTAATATAGAGGTTTAGAATTTTCACTTATTCCACCAACATTCGTGTTTTATATTGAAAACGCACGTCGAAATCAGTATAATTAGAAAGAAACCAAGATTATGAAATTTTCATTAGTCGAATCGAGACTTTTCGGAAGTATTTGCTACGGCTATAAGAGGGATAAGCATGGACTTGTTGAAGTCGTCCCAGAACAAGCGGAAGTTGTCAGAACTGTTTTCAGCCTCTACAAAGCCGGAAACAGCTTGGAAGCTATTCAAGGCTGTATTCGATCTTTCTCCCTCTGGGAAAGCGCAATTGAGCAGAGATGAACTGAAAAGCTCCTGAACAATGGAAAATACACAAAGGGTATTATCAAGTTTGAAGAATACTGTGACGTGTACTTTTTGAAAGGGGAAAACTGCCGAAACCCCAATCAAGCGAAGGTGATGAAAACACATGCCAAGAGCAACCAAAGAAGAATTGGAGTGGGCATACGTCCTGACCAGAGAGAAGTTTCTGGTGCGTGTGAATAAGCTATCTCCCATCAGAGCAGTGGATTGGAACCGCTATTTGGATGTTATCTTCGAGTCGATATTAAAAAGGATGAGGCGCCAATCTATGAGCCAAAGATGAACGCCTACCTCGAAGAAACTGTAGCCAAATATTTGCACCCGTCCGATGATTATATTTCCTTGACTGAAATTGCACGCAAATTTGATGCCAAGAATCCAAGCTACTTAATTCAAAGCTGGCTGAGAAATCGCAACACTGTGAAGTTTCTGGCAACGTGGGAACGGAACAATAATCCGGATTTCAATGAAGTGGCATTTGAAAAACTAGTGGTTGAAGCCAAAACCCCGCAGTTTACTTGACACCAAAGGAATGGGTCGACCTGACGAATGCAGTTGGCATCACCTCAAAGCAAGGCAAGGGAGGTAGAACAATGGCACACCCATTTATTGCGTGTGATTTTGAAATGTGGAACGATGCAGAGTTCAGGTACGAAGTGTTAAAACGTTTCATAAGCTCAAGAATAGAGCCAGAAGAAGATTCTGTGATTTAGGGGTAAGAGGAAATTGAAAAAAGGATTGTTTAAAATCATTTCACTATTCAATAGGGATGCAAAAATAATATATAATTCTATGAAACAGTTGGAACTGCCGAAAGATCAACTTTTTATTCATGACGATGAATTGTGTCCATGTGGATCAGGCAAAATGTTCTCGAATTGTTGCAAGAATAAACCAGATTCTGGCCCAACCAACTCGCCAAAGCCAACCAAAGTTCTTTTAATGGAGCGGATGAGAAAAAGTTTAAGAAAGAGAAGACTATGCCTCCATCCAGATCAAACACGCTGCCAAGGCGACATAAAAGAGGCCCACGCTTTACAAAATCATAAGATAATATCATTGCTTGCCAGCAGTGATAATCATGTAATGATGCAGGATCATACCAAACAGCCTATTATTGTTAACGACGATCCGCTGAACTCCGTTGTTATTGTTCCATTCAGCAAGGTGAGCGGGAACAAGGCAACAACACAAAGCTGTTTTTGCGACTTACACGATACAGAACTGTTCAAACCAATAGAGGCTGGCGCACCCGATTTTGATCCCGACAATGAGGAAATGAGGTTTGTATATGCCTATAAAGCCTTTGTTTTTGAATATGCGAAACAACTACAGCTAATGAGCATACTCAAAGAGACTTTTGCAGAAAGACCTCAAGTATCTTTGATCCCCGAGATGGTAAAAGAGTACCGTATTCAATGCATCCGAATGGAAGAATTTGAACCCGTGAAGAATCATTTCGATTCAGAAATAATGTCGGGAACAAATAACGGTATTGAGACGTGCGTGGTTAAAATACCATATCAAATTGGTTTTGCAAATTATGCTTATATTGCTCCTGATTTTGATTTAAATGGTGAAAGAATTGAAACTATTGACGACTGTGGAAAAATGCACAGGTTAGCTGTAACAGTCTTACCCGAATCGAACCAGTCGTATATTTTGCTGAGTTGCTTATCTTCTGAGGAAAAAATCTATCATGATTTTTTTGAGCAAATTAAAGTATCAGTTACTTCAAAAGTCTTATACTATTTTAATCTATTACTACCTCTGTTTTCGGAGAATCTTGTAATCAGTGAAAAGCTATGGGATAACCATAGTGAAAAAGGTCAATTTGGTTTAGTACATATGGCAGCTTTGATTGGAACAGATCAGTTCAACTTGAGCCATACTATCGGCATGGCTCTTCGAAATGCTGCAAAGAACAAGAAAATGGATTATTCAAAACGCGGTGAGATTGATTTGTTTCAAACAATATAGACGTGTAGTAAAGTTTGGATTAATGTCGGAATTACTAAATTGCTCAAACTGTCAGCAATCTCAATGGAGTAATTGCATCAAGTGCAGCAATGTTCTTTCGCTTTGTTCAATCGTGCAAGAAGTCTATAGCGAGGAGAGATAAATATGTTGAATCCTGACTCTTTTTCGGCACTGTTTTCAAGTAGTAGTGCTGTAGCAGTATACGGTTTTTTGGGAAGCTATATAGGCGAGAGAGTATTAGATCATATACTAACCGCCAAGCCGGAGCAACTAAAATCATGCGAATTGATTTCTCGTCAATTATACGAGGCGCTTGATGAGGCTCTTCAAATGACATGCACGGAATATGAATGGGAATTTGATGCTTATGCTATTTCTGAAACTTTTTCCGAAGGAAAAAATATGTGGGCTGGGATTGATTCGTCAGAAAAGCTCAGCAGTGTTTTGAGCTATGCCATTGGAAACGATCATAGCAACTTGATAACAGAAGATATTGCTGAATTCTGGCTTGACGCATTTTCTAGAGGAGTTGCATGTAGGCAACAGCTTTTCAACTATCTGCACAGCCAAGAAAATAGACAAATCCGACATGAACACCATGATGCCGTTGAAAATAAATCACAATATCCTTGCTATATTACAGATTCTCCGGATGCAGCAGTAGATGAGCTAGTCGGTCGTGAGGCAGAATTGGAGACATTATACAACCTCATAGTTAACCAGCATAAGAAACTCGTGCTTTCTGGTGTTGGCGGCCTTGGAAAAACAGAATTGACAAAGCGTTTTCTCGACCGGTTAGTGAATACGGAGGTCATTACAAGTGGTATTGAAGAGATCGCATGGATTCCTTACGACAACCAGAGCATATGCATTTCTATTCAAAGAGCATTACGCCTTCAATGTGATCCGTCAGAGGTCTGGCAGATTATCCAGGAGAAAGCCACGCAGTTGCAAAATAGGCTTCTTCTTGTGATCGACAACGTTGAAAACCCTGAAGAAGATGAATACCTGAAAAAGATATCTGTTCTTCAGTGTAATATTCTTGTTACTAGCCGCCAAAAAGAACTACAGGGTTTCTCTGATATCCTCTATCTGCAACCTCTCTCTGAATTAAGCTGTCGCAAACTGTTTTATAAGCATTATCAATTTGATGAGCGAGATGATGATGTTTTAAATGATATAATCAGCCTGACAGCACACCTCACAATTATGATCGTTTTTATCGCAAAAGTGGCATATCTAGAAGGATTAGCCCTGCATGAGCTTTACGGAAGACTGGTGGAAAAGGGATTTAAATTGAGCGAAGAAGATGTCTCCTGCGAACATGAACGTCTTCAAAATGACGATACAATTATTCGGCAGATGTGTATTCTCTTCTCTCTCGTAAAATACAGTGACGCCGACAAGACTATTCTGACCTATGTTTCTATTATTCCGAATCTGCGCTTTGAATTCAAGCAAGCAAAGCAATGGTTTAGAATCCAGAAGAACAGCAGCCTCATGAAGTTATATAAGATGGGAATGCTGGAACATATCACGAATAATCGGAAACACATCTATTGGATGCACTCTGTTATAGCTGCTGCAGTTAGGGAGCAGCAAAAAGAACACCTATATACGCTTTCTCGGCCTTTCGTTGATATTCTCTGCGAAGAATTAAATACTGGGCAAGTTTTCGGAAAAGAATATGAAAAGGCATATTTGATTCCGTTTTCGTGGTCAATCGCAGATATTATGGAGAAACACTGGTGTGTTGAGGATGACACAGATTATTTAACCAGCTTGTTCCACATTTGTTTTTCTTGCAGTAATTATATCTTATGTGAAAAGATCATCGATATTGTAATTCGAGTGCAAACAGATAATCCTGCATTCACCGCAGAAGATTTAGCATATAGCTATCGCAATAAGATCGACCTCCTGATGCAATTTGACAAAGTAGAAGAAGCAGCACCACTTTTTAAGGAAGTCGAACGCTTAATGTCCATTACTGATCTGCCAGAGAATAAACGGAATATCCTTTCTTATCAGTATGGCATTTACAATCAGATACGCGGCAAGTACGATAAAGCCAGAGAGTATTTCCGATACTGTATCGACTGTGCGGAGAAAGAAGAATCCATTACCCGCGAGAAAGATATCAGCACTGCCTATGCAAATATGGCCAGAATGTTGGTAGAAGCCGGGGATTTCTTTGAAGCATACAAATGCATCAAAAAGGCCATCAATGCAGAAAAGGAAGACGAGTTGGACTCTGATCAGATTGTTTGTTATTCCACATTGGCTGGGATTTGTACCGAACTTATGCAGGCTGGATACGGAACCACTTATATCGATGAAGCTATTGCCGCGTTTGACAAAGTCATAAAATTCCGGGAAAAACATTTGGGAAAACACCATGCAGATACGGCAGTCATCTATCATGACTATTCCTATTTTTGGTATGTGTGTGGTGTCCTCGATAAAGCTCTCGAGTATAATGAAAAAGCCTATAAAATTGATGAAGAATTATTTGCAGAACATAGCATCACAAGAATGAGAACTTTGAATACCAAAGCACTCATCATTTGGGATCAAGGTGACTACGATAAAGCATGCTCAACCCTGGAGTACATTATCAAAACAACGGAGCAGATGGGTAATAACTATCTTGTTGATCTCTTTGATTTCTCATTCAATTATGCCAGATGTTTGCATGAGAAAGGAAATGATACGCTTTCCAAAGAATACTACAATAAGTGTATCGACATTTGGGATAGCATGTCCGGCGGTGGTTCCAGAAACTTATGCTTAGTTTTTCAGGAATATGGCGATATCTTATTCAGCGAAATGAATCCCGGTGAGGCTTTATCAAAATATGAAAGCGCTCTCAAGTACAATACAGAAGATTGGTACATCGAAGTCGATCTTATTGATAGTATAGCGGCATGTATGATGCTAATCGGTCAAACAGATGAAAGTCTTCAGAAATTTGCATGGTTACTTCAGACTCTAGCAGAGGATGACGTCAAGGATGCAGAAACCAAATTCCAACTCTGCAACAATCTTGCTTGCGTACTCAATTCGGAAACTGAGGAGGAGATTGAATACAAAGAATCTCTGTTTGACCTTGTCAAAGATGATGCCGCAGTTCTTTCTTACGCTATTCATTATTTGGATGATTGGCTTCCGGACAGTGCTGAATAGAATGTGACAGATTCGTTAATTTCGGGGGTTCGAATCCATCTATCAAAAATACAAATCCATCTTTTTCGTACCCCATAGACATTGGACGTATATCCGAACCCTACATTGCGTGGGGAACGGTATTTGTCCAAACAAAAAGACACTCCTTACCGTAATGGTAGGGAGTGTTTTCTTTGTATCTAAGGCACTTAGGTGAGTTAGGTGAGTAATCGGGCTAAAATCCCTATAACTTCTTCTTAGTACGCGCGTATATAGAAATAGTTATAGGGAAATGTACCCGATTACTCACCTTCCTCACCTAAACTTTTTAAATTTAGGGGCAATTATAGTCTTACTTCTTCCCCTTCACCACAAACCCGGCAAACCCCGCCGCTTTCAGCTTTTCCAGCATCCTGTCGGCGTTGGCGCGGACGGCGAAGGCTCCCACCTGGACCCGGTACAGCACCTGCTCGGCGTCGGCCTTGGTGTCCTCGGCAGGCTTCTGCGTCTGAGCCGGGACGAAGGTCACGCCCAGGTACTTGCACAGACCCTTGGCGATGGCCTCGCCGATCTCCGTGGTGTGCTCCACGATCCACTTGGCACCCTCCACCGTGTCGTGGAATTCGCACTCACAGTACACCGTGGGAGCCGCCGGAGTCCGCACCTCGTAAAGGTTGGAGTTCTTCTGCACGTTCTCGGACGTTCCCGGCGTCAGCGGGGCCAGCTCGTTGAACACCGCCTTGCAGGCGTCGTACCCCTTGCCGGGGATGGCGTAGCAGAACAGCCGGGTGCCCATGACCTGCCTGTTGCAGGCGTTGGTGTGGACGCAGTTGTGGATGTCCGCGCCGAAGCTGTTGGACTGGGCGCAGCGCTGGGCCATGGTGGAACCCCGAGCCGCCACCTGCACCTCCACGCCGCTGCGGCGCAGGGCCGCCGCCTCCGCCTCGGCGATCTTCTGGCACTGGGCGTGCTCGTTGGTGTTGCCCCAGGCGTAAGCGTTGCTCACCTGGTCGCTGGGGCTGATGTAGACCTTCTTACTCATCTCTATTCTCCTCTCCCGGCAGGTTCTCCTCTGCCGTGTCCTCAGTGTGTACCTTCAGCTTTTTCAGCAGGGCCTGCAAAAAGCCCGGCACCGGTGCGCCAATGGCCGAAACGTTCTCCAGGATGGACAGCAGCTCGTTGATGACCAGCCAGATGATGACGATGCTGGCAAACAAAAAGTCCACCGGCCAGTTCCAGCCCAGGCTGTCCGCCCCGTAGCGCAGCAGCCAGTCCACCACGCAGGCCACCCCGACAATCACCAGGTAGCCCACCTTTTTCAGGATGCCCCACAGGCCCACCCGGGAGGACAGCTCCCCGGCGTTCCATGCCTTGGTCATGCCGGTGATGTAGTCCAGGACCATCACCACCAGCAGCACCAGCACCGGCACCAGCAGCTGAATGCCGTAAGCGCACAGCGCCCCCAGCGCAGCCGCCAGCGCGGCCTTGATCGTGTTTTCTTTCATGTAAAATCTCCTTTCCTGCCGCCTTGGGCGGCTGATTCATCGTCAGACTTACCCGATTTCCTCATTTACCGTAATGATCGAATGCGAATCGATCCAGTAGCATCCGAATCGCGCAAAGGCCACTGTCTTGCCGGAATAGGCCGGAACCGTGAGGCTGGCAAGATACCCGCCCGACATGGTATTCGTTCCCGTATCCTTCCAATACGGGGCTGCGATTACCGCCTTGTTCGCATCATAAAATGCGATGCGTTGTTCGTTGATAGCGGCCGACCCCTCCTTCAGGTTCATCCCCTCAAATCGTACCTTGTCCCCGGAATGGACCGGGATGAATCCGGTAATGTATGTCGATGCTTGCGGGGACGGGCTACCAGAGCTGCTCAGCCGGTATCCCTGCTGGTATCCGACGCCGTTGAATACCGCCCCGCCGGCGTCCGTCGAAATGGGGATCTGATTTGTATACGCCGCAGTCGCCACAGCCGTGATAACGACGTTCCCGGTCACGCTTGCAATATGGACGGTGCTGCCGGACACCGCCGTGGCCGTGATATCTGTGCCGCCCATGGTGACCGAGATGCTGCCGAGTTTCTTCCCGGCATTGGGGGTAATCGTGACGCTGAGCGCCGCGCCTTCGCTGATTTCCGTCCCCGCAGCATTGCTTGTGCAGTCCGTCAGATGCTGCGTCAGAGTATACTGCGTAACGTAGTCGGAGGCATTCAGCGCGGCGGGCGTTCCGTTTATGGCTGCTGAACGGTATGCGTTCAGCTCGTCGATCGTCAATCCTGCTTTCAATGCCCACTTCACGACATTATCCCGGAGGGAGGACTTTCCGAATGACGCGAAATAATTGGCCAGGCCGGTGTAGTTGGCCGAGGTCCGCTTCTGCGGCGTTCCGGCATCCGAGAGAGAGGAAAAGCCCGAAAGCTCATAGTCCATGTCCACGTGCTTTCTGGAAACACCAAGCAGCGCAAGCAGGATGAACGACAGGGTCCCCGTTCTGTCCCGCCCCAGTGAGCAGTGATAGATCACCCCGTTCCCGTGGATGACCACATCGAACACCGCCCGCAGAAGTGCGGCCATCTCTGCGTAATGGGATTTCGTCAGGTCAACGAGGTCGCTGTAATAGGCCGACAGGGGATACCGCTTGTAATACACCTCGCTCCCAAACGGGGAGCTTTCCAGAGACGCGTTATCCCGCAGATCAAAGTGGTAGCGGATATTTGCATTTTGGGCGATATTGGCATCTGCAGATTCCGCTGCCCCGGGTGCGGCGCAACGATACATCCGCCCATACCTGACGGTGCCTCCGTCACATGCCCATCCACCGAGGTCCCGGCAGTTTTTCACATAGCCGATAAACTTCATCATGCGCACCGATCCGGTCGGCTTCACGCGCCCGCTGTCGATTACATCCCCTCCGCTGCCTTTCACGATGTAGCGGAGGACGTGCCCGGGGACTGCGTTGTAGATCACGGATTCTCCTCCCAGGATATTGTTGATCTTTCCCCCGATGCCAGTGGTCTCATCCTGCTGGTAACGCGTTCCCCCCTGCATCGTGAGCGCTTTGCCCAGCGGAGCATCCTTGATTCCGCTGGCTCCCGTGTAGCTGTCCAGCACGCTTACGCTGCCGCCGTTGGCGTCCGTATAAGCGGCCTCCGCCGCAGTCAGATAGGCCGCAACCGTGGTGCTCATTTGCGGGTACTCCTCCACGTCAGGCTGTGGCGGGGCGATCGCCAAAACGGCACCGGCCATTTGGGCGACCTTATAGGTGGCCGTGCTGCCGTTTTTGGCCCGGATGGCATTTGCGATGGCCTGGACGCTTGCCTCCTCATAGAGCTTCTTTGCCATCAGTAGCTCACCTCCGTCCCATCGGCGATAGCGTCGATTTTCCCCGCCACCCGGATAATCTCATCCTGGATAGCATTCAGCTGGGCGGCAGTGATAACCGTTACGTTATCCTCGTACACCACTTTTTCAAGAGCCATTTTCAACCACCTCCACATAGATTCCCACCAACGCATTCAAGGCATGGGATACCGGATTCCCGGTATCCCTTGTACACTGGTACAATACGCCGTCCTGCGTGTAGTATTTTCCGGATTCTAATGCCATGTTTCCGTTGTAGGGGATAGCATCGTATTTCGTCCCCTCATGCTGTTCACAGATTTCCTCCCAAAGACTTTCCGTGCCGGTCATGCCGGGTGCCCAGCTATCCTGGGAGGTGTGCTCCTGGCGGAGCTTGTACAGCTTTCCGCCCCGCACTACCTTGTAGCCCACCGGGCAACCATTTTCATCCGTGTAGGCCCTCCCGCTTTCCCATTCGGGGTAGAATGCCGCCATGCGGAGGGCCGTTGCATCATCCACTGCAAGGATGTTCACCTGCTGGCGGATGAACATCGCCTGCACCTCCTCGGCGGATAGGGGACGGTGCTTTTCTTCTGCCTCGTAGCGGAGGCGAGCCTCTTCCATTTCCGCGATTTCTTCGGGGGTGGCCTCCCGGATTATGCCGTTTTCATAGATTTTCATCAATATCCCTCCACTACAATAGTAGCGCCCTTCGGGAAAAATACAGTACTTACATTCCAGAGGATTTTGATTTCCCTAATTACCATATCCCCGTCCGAAACAGCATCTGAGGGGACGTATCGTGAGAATCCGGAGTCAGTGGTATCCAGGCCGAACGCAAAATCCGTGCACCACATATTGCTCATCCTGTGTGAAGTGATTACCATATCAAATACATAGTTTTTTTTTGTGGAGTTGGCTCTTATAGGGAAAAGACTTTGACTACCGTTCCCGACGTTTCCGCTTCCAGCTCGGAAAAATAGCACGGACTGTTCCGAGCCAGTATTTTTTGTTGCCCCATACATCCGTATGGAAATTTGATTTTTTAGCTCAAACGCATTCCCGTCATCATCCGTGCTGAAGTAGATACTATTGACTTCCTCAGTATCAATATGGATGGTTTTTATAACTCTTGGCGTGCCGTCGCCCCCCCCGCTCGGCATATCCACCGGTTCCCACGCCGTGGGTACGCCATTGTCGTCCACCGCCGCGATTTTAACGGTTTGGTCGACGGTTGCACCGGTGACGTCCATCCCCGCGCCTGTGTCGCCCTTGGGGCCTTTTAGATCGGCCAGGGCAATCACGTTTTCCCAGGTTTTCCCATCGCCGGAGAACTGGATATAGCCACCCTCCACCCGCATGGACGCAGAGGCCGCCGGGTGCTCCGTCAGGTAGTCCTCCACGGCTTTGGCGATATCCTCCGGGGAGACGGTAGAAAGCTCGTTGAGCTTGGCCATGATTTGAGCATATACGTCCTCTGCCGGGGCGGCAGGGGAACCGCCGGGAGTAAGCACGGAGGACAGCGCCAGAAGCCGGGCCGCCCGGGACGTGTGGATATCTCCGGCATACAAGCCCACGGACACCCAGCCGGATGCAGTCAGCACCGGCAGGGTCGCAGTGTCTCCGGTGAACACCACGTCCTGATAGGTGCCGTCTGCCAGGTTCACTCGCATGGTCTTGGTGTCGTAAGGCGTCCATTCCCCGTCCAGGTCCCACACCACCGTGTAGTCGCTGTTGTTGCAGATAATCACGCCCTCGCCCTCGGCGCACTTGTCGCGGACTTTGATTTTAATTTCGGGCATATACTCCCTCCTTATACCGTCCTGCGCCACGTGTACACGGCCAAGTACGGCGGCATATTGTTGTGGGCCTGGCCGCCGCAGTTGGACGTGGCCTTGCCCGTGTAAGCGTTGTACTGGGTACTCGCAGCCTTATACAGGCGGATGGCGTTGACGCCCTCCGTAATGCTCTGGCCCGTGTAATCGTAGCCGTGGGTGTGGTCGGCCATCTCCGCCGCCGTCAGGATGTGCTCCTCCTCGCCGCCGGTACTGCCAGCGGCATGGGAGTCACCCGCCGCCAGCAGGAACACATCCTTGACCTGCTCCCACGTCCCGCCGAACAGCTCCGCTGGGGAGGTGGAATCTGTGGACTGAAAGATGCTGCCAACGGGGTGCAGGAAATCGAGGAGGGCCTTGCCCATGTAATGGATGGGCAACTTAAACTCCACCGTCTTTTCCTTTTCCGCCACGCCGCCGAAGCAGATTGCCTGCAAATCAAAGTTCATGTTCAGCGGCACGGCTACGGTGGGGATAGTGATTTCCCGGGTCACGGTGCCGCCCAGTGCGTCTGTCGCCTTGACCTGCACAACACCGGTGGAGTCGGTGCCATAGTCCACCAGATACACGGTTTTCGCCCCGGAGGTCTGGTCGGTCAGATTGCTGGCTCCGGTGATTTCCACGGTGGCCTTGTTTCCGGTCAGTTGGACGGATAGCGTAAACGTCAGCTTGATGTCATCGCCCATGGCGTTATCCGCCCATGTCCCGCCGGAGTAGTCGCCACGCAGGAAGGTCAAATCCTGGATTCCGGGGCCGCTGTAGGCGTTTACGGTGATGTTCCGGGTAACGGATGCCGTGCGCCCTCTGCTGTCCGTCACGGTGGCTACAACGGCCATTGCGCCGCTTCCTGTAAGGGCGTTCGCCCCGTCAGGGCTGGCGGATTTTCCGCCGATGGTCAGAGACTTGGCATTGATGGTACTGCCGTAAGACCCAGTAGCGGAAAACGTGGCTTTCAGGGCGCTCTTACCCTGCACCCAGCCGTATGTGGGCTGATACCCGGAGGTGTCTGACAGACTCACGGAAAGGGTGGGTTTTACCGATGCAGGGATGGATGCCGTCAGGGTGGTCGTATTGGTGCCCACCACGGCGTCCCCGTTGTAGGTGGTGATCTCCGCCGCGACATTTACGGAGATTCCAGACGTATTCTGCGCGGCCCAATCCAATGGCGGCGTATACGAAATGGACGTGGCGCTGGATTTTGTCGCCACAGTTACCTGTGCCGCAGATCCGCACTTGAGTTTAATGGTGTGTGTAAAAGTGCTCACGGCCCGGGTCACTACAAGTGTACCGGCAGAACCCAGCACAAGTCCGGATGCTGAAACGGAAGATGCCCGAGGAATATCCGGGAGATTGACCGTTCCGGAAACCGTCAGGATGGACGGCGTGTAGGATGACGTAAATCCGCTGTGCCAGTCCGCAGAAAGCACCACAGACCCCTTGCCCATATTGTTATGAGCCACGGTGATAGACTTGCTGCCCAGCTTATACCAGCCCCTGGAATTGTACCGGTACGGGTTATACACCTTGGTGCCTTGCAGAGTGTAATAGCAACTATTGGCGTCCAGGTTGTAGCTCTCGCCGGTGCCGTCATAGATGTACAGCGTCAGGGACAGTGTGGACTTGTTGTCCGCGATACTCTGGGATACGCTGTAATCCAGCCGCAATTGCCAGCCGGTGGAAGATTTTGCGCCGTAAATACTTGCCATCAATTCACCCCCACGAAGGACACGGAACCGTTAGGCTGCACGACAATGCCCATAGGTCCCAGGCGGAACTTGCTCAGTTCCACCAGCTCAAAACTGTTGTTGTTCCAGTACGCCAAAAGGGTCCCGGAAGTGTCGTAAAATCCGATTTTGTCGTTGTACTCCTTCAGCACGATTTCCGATGCAGAGGATCCAATACGCAGCACCGGATGGCCGTCATCGTCAATCCCCGCCTCGATGAAATCCGAAAGCGTCTGGCCGTTGACGGTGACTCTTTCTGCGGACATTTGCCCGGCGGTGATGACATTTGCGTTGATCTCGCCGTCCATGGTCAAAGCAACACCGGAAATGGTATTTCCGCCGTCCTTGGAGAATCCCAGCCCGCCGGTGGACATAATCCACATCCGGGTATTGGGCGTAATGGTGGGCGTATCCCGCAGGGTCCACCCAACGGGGAAACCTTGTTCGTCCAGTGTCAGTTCATAATACCCGCCCTTTGCCCCGATGATCTTTTGCGTAGCGTTCTGCATGGCCTTGGTAAGGCCCTCATAAGCCCGCTTAATGCGCTGCTCTGTGGGACTTTCCATGGCGTAATCCGCGTCCTGTGGGGCGTAACTGTGCATCGTAGAGGACAGGCCGCCGTACAGGTGGATCTCCTGCTCCATAACACACACGTCCAGCCATTCGCCGGTGTCACCCTCCACTTGGATAACGTCGCCCACCTCAACAGACGGGTCGCAGCGCCATTTTACGTCGCAGGGCTGGAAAGATATCTCTACCTCCGGCTGAATCAGGTCTGCAACGGCCTGGTTCATGTAGGGGTTTGTGGACGTGATGCCTAATCCGGTGCCGGATGTAATGGGCTCGTCTTCCGTGCCGGTGGTGAGACTGGATACCGTGTACAGGCCGTCTGCCGTGCGGGTCAGGCCGGACATGTACTGCTGCTCCCGGCTGACCTGGAAGGTGGTTTTCGCATACCACTTGAACACCAGATTGCCGTCCCGGTCGAAGTGCGCGGACTGCCCGCACAGTCCAGCCAGCCACCCCAGCTGCTGTCGGATGGTCCCCTCAAACACAGACTCGATTGTCATGTCCGGGAAAGTCACCGTTGGGGGAGTCAGGCCGCTTTGCGCACACAAGTCCGTCAGCATAGCGTCTGGCGTGGCGGGGAACTCAATTTGCGGGGTGTACTGCTCCGTCAAGGATGCCATCTGGTCATAGCCGGTGATTTCCCAGCCATACACCAAATTTTCCACGCCGTCTGCGGGGATGTAATATCGGCCCAGGGGGACATATTCCACCCCAGATGCTGCGGTGCTTACACCGGAGATTGCCTTACCGGCCACAGCCTGACCGGCGATGGCTGTCGTGCCTGTATCACCGCCAGGAACGTAGATGCCGATATACGGCACAAAGTACCCGCCGGACAATTGCAACGGCTCATCCGGCTTGTAAATGCGGATTTTGCACCGCCCGGAACAGGCAGAGCCGACGGAAATACCGTCCGAGGAGTCAAACGCTGGTGTTGCGGTGATCTCCTGCACATAGTTCCCGTCAAGCTCCGTCTGCCCGTTGAAAATCACCTTGGCCTTGATCTCACGGCCATAATCCGCAAATGCGGTGTGGAAAGCGGATGAGACGTTGTACATAGCCTTACCTCTCCACGAAGTTCATGGACAGCCCGCCCCACAGCCATTTCCCATCGGTTTCAGGCCGCATAATAGGCGATGACCGGTCGCCTACATAGCACGTCATGGTGCGGTCGGTACCGGTCATCGCGTCGGGGTATGTAAGGCTGAAAAACACATCGTCCACGGCTTGCAAAAGCTTGGCCATTTCAGCAGAGACGAGTGGCCGCCAGGAGCATTCCAGTTTGCGCTTCACGGCCACGCGGTCGCGGAACATATCGCCGTTCTGGTTTCTGCCGGTCCCATCTGCGTCCAGGTCGGAAATGTTCCACTTCAGTTCATCCGGTGCCGGGAGAGATACCGCAGCCCCGGATTTCTTTGTTACCTTAAGTACTTCCATGCGTCACCTCACGTCAGCAGCGGGCTTTTGCCGTTCATGCGCACCTGCGAGTTGTTTTCCCGTACCATCTGCCGGAACATTTCCTTGCCGTCCATTTGGACAATGATGGTAATGGGCCGGTCGCTGCCTTGCCCCAGCACCTCCGCAACGGCCTGTTTGATGGTGTCCAGGGGGGCCTCAATGTTCGTGCCGGACTTCTGGTCGCCCAGTACGGCCATAAACTCGCGGTTAGGTGGGATGACCGCACCCTGGGCCAGCTTGGGGATTTGAAGTTCGTTGATTTTCGGGATGTTGACGCCAATATGTTTGCCGCCAAGACCCGGCACCCATCCTGGGACTGTGAAGCTGATTTTATTCGCCTTGTCGATCAGCCAGTTTAATGCACGGATAATTGCATTGATGACTGATGCCCACGTCCCCTTGATGGCTGTTGATATGCCGTCAAAGATATCCTTGATACCCTCCCACGCTTTGTCCCAGTCGCCTGTAAACGCGCCAGAGAGGAATTTAACGATTCCCGTGAATATCTTCTTAAAGGATGCCATGGCGTTGCCGATGAAATCCTTGATGAAAGTGAATGCTCCCGTGACCAAGCTTTTGATGAACTCGATGATCCCATGGAGCTTCCCGCCAGTCTTCTCATCCAGCCAATCCAAGAACGACAGGAACATGTTTTTGAGCGCATCCACAATGGAAAACAGAACGTTTTGCAAGCCCTTGAAGATTTTTTCGATGCCGCCTATGGCACGGTCAATATCCCCGGTGAAAATACCCGCGAAGAAGTCCACAAACCCATCCAGCATGGCTTTGATTCCGTCGACGAACTGCTCTGTATCGCCGTAGGCGTTCACCACAGCCACAAGCAGGGAGGCGATGGCGGCAATCAGGAGCGGAATCCAGGACCCTGTGAGCACAGCAATTCCCAAGCCACCAATCATCAGACCGGCGACGCTCATCAGCGTGTTTTCCAGGTTCATGCCGCCCTCCATCATGTCGTGAAATGCAGCGACCAGCAGGGCCGCCCCGGATACTACCAGTCCAATGCCAGCGCCCACCTGGCCAAACGCAAGAGCGAGGCCTCCGGCAAGTGCCGCTGCGCCCGCAAGAGATCCGAGTAAGTTTTTCCAGTTAACGCCGTTGTTCCATGCGTCAGCCAGGCTTTCCCACAAAATGATTAAACCGCCAACAGCAATGAGAATGCCGCCGAGTTTTGTTAAAATCTGTCCCAACGTTCCGGGGAGAGAGCTGCCGAGTTTCCACAGGGCCAACCCTGCGGCAATTAGCATGACCGCATCAGCAATTTTCTTGAGCTTGTCGCTGATCTCGTCCATGTAGCTAAAGTCAGGCGTGATCGCGTCAGCGGATGCACCGCCGCCCGCGTTATCCGCGGTATCGGCGGAAATCTGGTTGATCTCATCAAACGCCGCAAGCTGTCCAGCAGCTTTTTTTGCTGCATTTCCGGTTCCCTTTAAAGCATTTGTTTGCTTATTAAGAGCCTTTGCGGAATCTGCTGTTGCTTTGACGCTCTTGCCAGAAATAAGCGCCACAAGGCGCGAGATCTGCAAGACTACTGCCGTAATTACTTTTACAAGCAGTGTAAAGGCGGGGACAATTACGCTTACAAGAGGCTGTGCCAGTGTCAAAAGCGCTCCTTTAAGCTGCGCAATGGATTCTCTTGCGTCGGAGTTTACCATTACGACATTTTTTGCCCAGTCGCGCGCTTTTGTTAATGCTTGGGTAATAACCGTAAAAACAAGGGCACTGCGGACAACAGATTTTACGCGCTGTCCAAACACTTTCATGGAATCTGCCGCCGCTTCGGTTGCGTTGCGCAGTCCAGCACCTTTGGATCGGCCATCAATTTGTCGTGATAATTCAACTGCCTGCGTTTTCGCGTCGGAAATCTTATCGCCGGTTTTGTTGAGCTTTTCGTTGAGCTTGTCAATGCTATTTGCAGTTTTGTTGAATTCGCTTTGCAGCATTCGCACGCGCTCGGCCTGCTCGGACACGTCGATTTTCTCATACGTGCCTTTTGGCGCTGTGCGCATATCGGCAAGCACCTGTTTCGCCGCATCCAGCTCTGCGCCGATGTTGCGCAGCCGGTCTTCCATCGGCGTTTTTTGGGCGCCGAGCCGGTTAAATTCCTTTTGCAGGGATTCGATGTTGCTTTTTACTTTGTTCAGCTCCTGATGGAGTTTTTTATCGCTAATAGTCGCTTCAAATACGACTTCACCGTCGGCCAAAAAATCACCTCCGTATTATGGGCTTTTGTTGGCGTTTTTGCCTAACCACACATTGATGGTATTGGTCTCTTCCTCGGTCAGCGTCCGCTTTAAGTCAATAATGCGCCGATTTTCGCGGTAAAACTCACGGTCGGCTTTGTCAAGTGTTTTCCCTTTGGCCTTTAGATTTCGGATGCGGACGATATTCGCAAACAGACAATCTCCCAGCTCGTAGTACGCCGAAATGAAAGACCACCAGTGGAAATAGGACATTGCCCGCACTTCCCGCCCAACAACACGATTGATGGGGGAAACGATGTATTGAAAATCCTGCTCCCAGTCCATCAATTTAGGTCGCTTGCGATTATCGCCCTCGTCACCGCAGTCGAGAAACCATGTCATCTGCTTCATGGCTTCTGGAATGTGCTCATCTGGCATTTTTAAGAAGTCCGGATAAAAGATATCCAGAGCCGCAAGCGCTTTCTGCTCGTTGGTCAGATCGGCCGCAGCAAATACCGCCAGCACGTCCAGTGCCGCGCGATAGTCCGAGCGAATTTCATAGTCAACGCCGCAGACGTTCAGCGACGTTGAAAGATCGTACATCATTTATGGTATTTCTGTGTATACTTGCGGATTTTCTCATCGGCAAGCGCCTGTTCGCGCTTTACTGCCTCGTCAAACTGTTCGATAATGGCGGTCATAAAGTTCTGCCAAACCGGCGCACCGTTGGCCGCGGAATAGGCGTTGACGCTGCCAAAAAGCGTATCGGCAATGTCCTGCCCGAACAGGTCATTGATGATGCTGCGCATTTCCTTGTCAAGAGAATCAACCATGTCGAAAAGCTCATCATTGGGGATATCCTTTTCAAGCGTCTTTGCACGGGTCTCCTGCTTCTTGCGCAGATCATCAAATGTTTTGTATGCTTTCTTTGCGAAGTTGACATCCGCAGGGTTAAAGTACACCGTTACAATGCCGTTTACGCCGCGAATGGTATATTCCTTTACACCGGAATCAAAAGTGAGTTCCATATATTCCTCCAAAATGAGGGCTGACAGACGCCAGCCCTCTATTTGTTATTCGCCCTCGGTAAAAGTGACCGTATTGTCAGAAATAGCGGCGGTGCCGACCGTGCGCGTGCCGCCAAGCGTCACGTCGATAGGCATACCGACAAAGCCGCCGCCCTCGCCGCCGAGGGAGGAAGGCTTAACCATGCAGGACGAATAACGCTCCGCAAATACTGCAGTCTTTGCCGTGCCTGCATAAGCATGGACAATCAACACGTCCTGATTCGCCAGCGCCGCCGCGTTCTGCTCCTTGACAGCGAGATTCCAAACCTTGACGATGGCAGGGTCGCCAGCGTCCAGATTTGACGGGTCAAAAGTCTGCGTGATGATGGGTTTCTTCATGGTCGTGCGCGTCGTGCCAAGAATATCTTTCGAGGAATCCTCCTGCCAATCATATTCCATGCTGGAATCCGTGACGCGCGTACCGAGGGGAGACCACGTAGGAGTTCCAGTTTCGCCCGTGTTGAGATACGCAATCAGAAGTTCGCGGTCTACGGTCTGCCCCGCCGTGGTGTTAAAGGTCATATCAGCCATTTTTAATCACCTCGTAGTTCATTTTCATAAGGATTTGATGATCCTCGTCACCGTTTTCATACACGGAAAAAAGCGAGGATCGCGTTGTAGGCTCAATGCGAATGACGCGGCGACCGTCGCCAATGTCAGGCGGCGTTTTGCTTGCCGCCCAATCGCCCAAGGCGTTAAGCAGCTCGTCGGCCTTGAGCCGTTTGTCATTGCTATTTCCCGGCTTCGCGCGGTAGATGACCTTGAATTGGTATTCTGCCTGATATCCGCCGAGGATGTATTTCTGTACGATGTACGCCGCCTGAATCGTGGACAGCGCCATCGCCGCAGTATCGGCGGGGAGAAATTCGAACCGAATCAAATCAACCGGCTTGTCAGGAAATGTGTTTAACCACGCAAGCAGCTTTCGGGAGACCTGATCCTCTTCCGCCGCCGAGACAGTCTTTTTAATCTGTTCCGTACTTCTTCACCGCCTTTTCTGCTACGCGCGCCCACTTGCCAAGGTTCTGTGCTTTCGATGCTTCGCACCAATGGGCTTGTGCCTGTGGATGCGCCGTGTGGTTGAACACTAAATTGCGGTCAGTCACGACCTTTGTACCGCCTTTTGGCGCGTATGTGCTGCCGGTATTCGGGTCAACCATGACTTTCCCGTAGTACAAAAATCTTGCGTAAGGCCCGGGGTAGACGATTGCGTTTCCTTCAATTTCGCCTCGATAATCAGGATGAATTCTCGTCCTTACCATTAAAGAACCCGTTTTCATCGGGACAAATGGCTGCGTGTCACGTTCCATTTGTTGAGCAAGCTCATGTTCCGCTGCCGTGCATGCTCGAGCAATCGCTCTCTGCACTTCGTCAAAGCCGCTTGTTTGCACCGAAAACTTGATGCCCATTATTTGCCCCCGACTTCCCAGTGCCTCATGTCGGCGCTTCCGTAGTCCATCGCGTCGACCTTCGTCACTTTGTAGCAGTCATCGTGATACTGCACGACGGTCATATTGTCGGAGATAAACTCACCCTTAACAAACACCGTCTCGCCGCCATTGCCGTTATACGAGAGCGTCCATAGTCCGCTTCTGTCTGCGGCTTTGGCGAACTCCTGCGGTTTTGCATAAGCCTTTGCAGCGCCCGTCTTACCATCCACGGCTTCCACCGTAAACGGAATATACAGATTCGCTGCGTCAGCCCCTTCAAGTCCGCTTTCACGCACGTTGACCGCTTTTCTGGCTTGCAGCATCACGCCACGCAGGATTGTGGTATAAGCTTTCTCGACCTCGTCAAGCGTTGTCGGGTCGATCTCCTGCACGATGTTGTAAATCGTTACAATGTGGGGAGCGTACATCTACAACCACCTCCGCGATACAGCAGCCCGGTAGGGGCAAGATATTCCATGCACGTTTCCGCAAGCAGTTTCTTTACCACGTCCGTCGTATTGAGTGCAGACAGGGCGGATTCCCCGCCCGTTGCAAGTGTTCTGGAATAGCTGCCCACTGTTTCGCTTTTGACTTCCGCGTCATTTTCTGCGGCGTTTGCAAGGTTTTTCACGGCAAGCGCCTGCGCCGCTTCGATGACCGCATACTTGTCAACCAGCGCACAGCAGCACATCTTTACCGCATCCAGATCACCGTTGTCTTGTGCCCTGTTGCGCGTGTAATAGTCGAGGAAGGAGCTGGCGCGGGCAACAAGACGCGGGAAGTCATTTTCGCTCACAGCGCCCATATAAGTGCCGAAGTAGTATTCAAAGTCTGCGTAAGTCATACGGGTCAGCTCCTTTCAAATCAGGCAGAAACGGTAACAGTGGCAGTGCCGGTCTTGGTCCCGTCCTGCTTGGACTTCGCGGTAACGGTGATGGTGCTCTTGGGTTCGGTAGCGGAAACGGTCAGAACGCCCTCATCGCTGATATTGCTCTTCGTACCATCCTGAGACCATTCGACCTCACCGTTGATAATGCCCTCGCCGTCAACCTTGGCCGTAAACAGCTTGCTCTCGCCCTTCTTTACGGTGGCGGTAGCAGGGGTCACGGCGACGGTGGAAATGGCACCGCCCTTGCCGTAAACGGAGAACGGGAACGGATTTGCCTTTTCTGCATTGTACGCGTTGATGGGGTTTGCGATCTCCCAGCCGAGACGCATGACCGCACGCAGCGCGACCATATCGTTCTGCATGAGGTTGTAGGTGATAGCCTTCGTGGTGGGGTCCTGGATAACACCCTCGGTGAAAATCTTAAAGGTCATGTCCTGACGAATGGCATAGACGAGCTGGTTCCAATCGCCGACGATCATCTGTGCCTGCGCAGGGTCGAAAGCGCCGTTCATGGGGAAATACATATCCATGCCGTCCAGACCGTAGCGGGTCGCGCCCTGCATATCGGACTTGAAAATGGGCTGGCCGGTGGTGTCCTTCAGCCCGCGCAGCTTACCGCGCATCTGGATGGCGGACATCACGCCGTTGGGGTTAAAGCCGTCCAGCTCCACCTTGGCGATCAGCCCGTTCTCGCCCATGATGTCGTCAAAGACGCTGGTTCCGACGGGCACACCGTTACCGGCAGCGATAGCAGCGGGCACAACGCCAGTGCGCCAAGTGCTGGGTTTGTTGGTGCCGAACAGGATAGCCGCATCGATGACCTTGCCAAAAGCCTCGGTCAGACGGGGCTTAACCTCGCCCCAAATGTCATAGTCCGCATCATCGAGAGCAGCCTCGGGAATGGGGACGATAACCGCGATCTCCTCGGCATACAGCTTCTTCTTGTCCCACGCCATCTTGGTAGTCTGCTTGAATGCCTCACCAGCGCCGCCGTCAGTGGCCTCGCCGTTGACAAAGTACGCGGAGGGAAGTGCGTCAAGCACGTTGATGGTCTGCGTCTTGCTGGACATATTCGCCAGACGACGGCCCATGCGCAGGACAGCGGATTCCGCGATAGCGCCCTGCATAATCTCGCGGGTTACGGGTTCCGGGATAAGGCCGGAAAGTGCGGAACGATCAATACTTGCCATGTTGTAATCTCCTTTTCGTTATTTGAGTGCGCCGCGAATCAGGCTGTTCATCGCGGCATTATTTGCGTTCGGTTTGTCGCCGCCGCCTGCAGGAGCCGTCCAGTCAAACTTGACTTTC